CATAATCCAATTAATCCAAAATTATTTCCAGATTATCCAAGAAAATTTAATAAAGTACTTCCAAATATAAAAAAATTTGAAAATTTAGTAATAAATGATCAAATAAAAAAATTAGTTGGATATTAATAAAATAATATTACCTATTGCATTTTTATTATTGATAATATTAATTTATAGTATGCAATGTTATATATATGATTAATTGTGGATTCTAGAACCACTATATAATTCAGGATATTTAAAACCAAATGTAATTTTTTCATCAAACATTGGTAATTGGATTTTATTACCTTGATGTTGATAATTAAATTTATAATAATTATATATTAATCTATTATTTTCAATAATCATACCAAAAGGTGTAGATTTTTTAAATAGTGGTGTATCTTCTTTAATATAGGCTTTTAATATGATATCTTTTAAAGGAATAGTCATAACATAATTAATATTGTCAGTATAATAGAAATTAACCATTATTACATCATTAATTTTAGAATCTGAATCATCTACACAAATACTTAAATCATCTTTCATTTTAATTTTTAATATATAAGTTGAAACTATTATTCCATAACATAAATATTTCTGTCCATCATTATAATAAGGTACAATTGCAATAACGCCTTTTATATCTTCTATAGATTCTTTAATTAACAATGAATCTACAATAATATTTTCATCTACATTATTCCAATCAATAATACGTGTAATATAATTATTATCAATGTTTTCAATTGTAAGTAATCCAGCATTAAATGCATCTGAATCAACAAGAACATCTCTATCGCATTTTTTAATAATAGGTGAATTTAAATTTCTGGATTTATAATTGTTATAAAATAAAGGATGTTTTTTAAGAATATAGAGTGCATTATTAAGTCCAGCATTTTCATATTTATTAATTAAAAGTTTATCATGTGTTGATAGATAATCTTTATATAAAGTTTCAGAAAAAGAAAGTTTCTTTATATTATTATAACCACTTAGATAATATGGATATCCCATTGTATGATTTTTATGAATTATAACATTTGTGTTTTTTCTTAAAATTTTATAAGATTCATTAAAACCATTTCTAATTGAAGTTTCTTCAATTTTTCTTTTTTTATTATAATTATCTAAACGAAAACAAACAAATAATTTATCTAATTTAAATTCATTAAACATAATTTGAGTATTTTGATTAATATTAAACAATTTATAAGTACATTCTGGAAATTCAATATTTTTATTATGAACACAAATAGATGGATTGAAAGTAAAATCGCATATTTTAGAAATTAATTTCGTAAATTTAAAATTTAATTTAAAATTTTCACAGTTTTTTAAATTAAATATAAATTGAATTGTATGAAATGATTCATGAGTAATTAGTTTAGATATACTAATATCAAATAAATTATTATCAGATGTAAATTCTAATTCAAAATCAGAAATAAATACATGTGTATTAAAATCAGTATATTTAAATATTTTATTCATATTATGTTGTTATTTTTATTTCATCATTTTTTTTATATATAAAAAAATGATTTAATATAAAATAGATGTTATGGATTATTATTTTAAAGAGAATTTAAAAATTGATAAAAAATTTTTAAATATTAGAGGATTATGTGGAACAACATTACCAATTAATAATTTAATGATTGAATCAAAATATTCAGATTTACTTGATAAAGAAAATATAAATTGGGATTGTGATACAAAGATAGAAAGTTTAAGTCCATATTTAGTTTTAAATAAAAAAATAGATCATCCAAATGTTTTTACAAATTGTTTAGAAAATAAAGATGAATGGAAATTAAGTGAAGAACAAGAAAAACACTTAAAAAATGGTGATATTATAAAATCTGGAATTATGTATGGTAAAAGAAAACCAAGATTAAATACAGATTTTTCATGGTTATTAGATAGAAATATTAAAAATGAAGATAATAAACAAATAAGATTTTTATGGTTAAGAAATGATCAAAAAGAATATTCAGTAGATGCTAATGCTATTGAATATTTAATATATAGATTATGTTCTTTATTTAGAATAAATACAATCTTAGAGATAGAAAAAGCTTTAGGATATTATAAAGGATTAATTGGTTATTTAGAAGATTTTAAAGTTCAAATTAGAATCAATTATATTGTTGTTATGTGTAAATGGGATGGTGAAGAATGGGAAGAATTACCAGATTTATCAATAAAACCAGAATTTCATGGAACTCCTACAAATGAAAATGCTTATAATATATTGAAAAAAAATAAATTATATCCATTAAAACATGAAAAAAATAATAATTTAGATAAAGAATATTTAAAATATACAACGGGTGATATTTGGGAAGGTCAAATAAATAAAGAAGAAGATAAAGGACGTGTATATACAACAGGTTCTTTAAGAAAAGCATGGAATTATGCAAATACAAAGAAATATTTAAGAAAATTAAATGGAAATTTAATTATAACTAGAAGTGAAATATTAAAAAAAGATGTAATGAGAGTTAAACAAAATGAGTGGAATAATATAGAAAAAATAAATGAACATACATTTTGGGATAATTATAAAGGAATAATAGTATCAACAAATGATGAACATGGAAATGTTTTAACAGAAAATTATGAAAGTATTTATAATAATTTTTATCCAGATATAGAAATGACTATTAATTTATATCCAGCATATTTAGATATAAATTATCCATATTCATTAAATGAAAAAATTTGGGGTAAAATTGTAGATTATAAAAAATTTATAAATAATGCTATGGCTCCATGGATGCAATCATTAATAGATATTCATGATTTAAAAGAAAGTCAATTAAAAAAAAGAAAATATATGGATTTTATAGATATAGAATTTGATAATTCGTTATTTAATAAAGATATACTATTAAATGTTGAAAAATTAAAAAAAAGACCAGATTTACCTAAAAAAATCGTATCAAAATTTGATGTTCTTTTTTCAAATACTGAAACATGTGATATGACATTATATGAACATAGAACTGAAGAATTTATGAAATATATGGAACATGATATAGTATATTCAAAAGATATAAATAAAACTTATGTTAAATTTTCAAAATTTGATAAAATTTCAATTGATAATTCAGTTATAATAAAAAAATGGATAAATTTAGGTTTTAATACAATTGATGTAATTTATAAGATAATAGGTATTTTTTCAGAAGGATATATGAAACCAAAACAGGTATATTTTATACCAGATAATTTAGAAAAAGATAAAATTCCAGAATATATTGAAATGGTAAAGAAAATAAAAAAAAAAGATATTAGAATAGCTGATTGGATTAAAGGTAAAATAGATGAATATGAAATACCTTGTTTAAAAATAAATATATCAGGGTGTAAAAAGATAACACATAATTAAATTTAAAAATGATAAATTTAATTATTAATTTTATAAAATCTTTTTTTATTAAAAATATCTATAACTGGTGTAGTTGTTGTGGTAATTGGTCAGTTGTAAAAAAGAAATATTATTATAATGGAACTTATTTTATTTGTGAAAATTGTATTAAAGAAAAAGAAAATAAAACTATTTTAGAATGGTTTATTGAAAGAAAATTTGAATTAAGAGGTGGATTATGTTTAGAATTATATGAAGATTGTGGAAAATTTTTAGAATGGAAAGAAAAATTAAAGAAAGAAGAGTTAAAGAAAGAAGATGATTTTGTGTTAATTTAGATTTTAAGTGGATTAGAGATATAATTATTATATTTATTTAAATTAGCAAAAACAAGATAAATATTAGGTATTTCATTAAATACTAATTTCATTTTTTTTATTAATTTATTACGTAAAATATATTTATAATCAGGATTTTGATATTTTAATATCAAATTTGTAAAATTTCTATTTTTAATTATATATATTAAATTAAATATTTTTATTTTAGTTATATATGAATTATATTTTTTAGAATTTAATATTAGAATATTAAACATATGTATATAATTACTATAAAAATCAATTGGATCATCAATAATATTAAAAATTAATTCTTGATAATTTAAAATGAAATAATCCATATAATATTTAAAAGTATGATTTACACCTCTAAATGATATCATATTTTTAATATTAGGTTCATTTAATATACTTTTAATATAAAATCTAAAAATATATTTTTGTGTATCATTACAATTCATTAGTAAATGTTAATTTAGTAAATCATTTTTTTACATAAAGTTTTTAGTTATATATAAATAATAATGAGGTCTATTTTATTATTATTATTATTCATAGAAACTATAAATTGTTTTAATATTATACCAAATTTATCACGACGTAATTTATGTTTATCAATTGCTTCTTTATGTTATGATAAAATTATAGTTACACCTTCTAAATTTATATTTCCAGATTATGGAATTAGTTCAAAATTAGTAATTGAAAGATTAATGAAAAATTTAGATAAAAAGGATGGAATAAAATATTTAAGAGATGAAATATCAGAAAACAATCCAATGAAAAATTATACAAGTAAAGAGAGTTTAAATATAATTATGAATAGTAAATATGCAATTTTATTTGGTGATTTTAAAGAATATTCAGTTGAAGAATCCATAAAAAAAAATAATAATAAAGAATTTGTTGATATAATAATAACATCAAGATTTAGAGATTATATGAAATATGGATATGAATATACAGATTTATATAAAATACCTGGGACTTTAAATGACTATGCAATTTTTATTAGATTTGAATTAGTATTAGAAAATAATAAATGGAAAATTGAAACTTGTTACTTAATTCAATAAATTACATTATAATTTATTTTTTTATATTAAAAGTAAATGTTTTTATTATTTCCAAATAATCTTTTTGAAAATTTAGATAAAAATTATAAATATATATTATATGAGCATCCTTTATTTTTTAGTAGTAATTTAAGAGTTAATAAGTTTCATATACAAAAATTAATACTTCATAGAGCAAGTATGAAATATTTTTATAATAATATGAAAAAAAAAGGTTATGATATAACTTATTTAGAATTTGGTAAAAAATTAAATAAAAATGAAATAACTGATGTATTTAGATTAACAGATAAAGAATTAGAAAAAGAATTTAAATATATAAAAAATATACATGAAAATCCTTTATTTTTACATTCAATAGAAGATTTAAAAGAATATAAAGGTGGATTATTTCATCATACATTTAAATTATGGTCAATAAAGAAATTAAAATTAAAAGGATTAGATAAAAGTTATGATAGTTTAAATAGAAATAAATTAAAAGAAAGTGAAATAAAAAATATTCCAGATTTTAATTTTGAAACAAAAGAATTAGATTATATTAACGAAGCAAAAGAATATGTAAAAAAATTTAAAACATATGGTTTATTAAATGAAAACTTTAAATATCCAATAAATAGTGAAGAAGCATTTCTAGTTTTAAGAAAATTTATAAAAGAAAGATTTGTAAATTTTGGTAAATATCAAGATTCTATAATAAATAATAATGAAAAAAATATATTATATCATGCTTGTATATCATCATCATTAAACATAGGTTTAATAAGAGTTTTAGATGTAATAAAAGAAATAGAGCAAGTTAAAGAAAAAATACCAATTGAGAGTTATGAAGGATTTTTAAGACAAATAGTAGGTTGGAGAGAATATATGAGATATTGTTATGAATTTTATTATGATGACATAATTAAGAGTAATTATTTTAATAATAAAAAAAAATTACCAAATAAATGGTATGAAAATAATTTTAGAACAAATATAGAAGCAATAGATAATTGTTTAATAAAAGTAGTAAATACCGGTTATTTACATCATATTGAAAGATTAATGATAATATTAAATTATATGACATTATTAGAGATAAATCCAAAAGATATATGTAAATGGTTTTTAAGTTGTGTATCAATAGATGCTTATGATTGGGTAATGGTAACAAATGTATATATTTTTAGTTATGCATTTAAAGAAGCATCAAGAAAACCATATATAAGTAGTTCAAATTATGTTTTAAAAATGAGTAATTATAAAAAAGAAAAATGGTGTGATGTATGGGATAATTTATATCGTTCTTTTTTAAAAAAGAAAAAAGATAAATTAAAAGGAACAATTTATTATACTCAAGCTATTAAGTTATAACGTTAATCCTCTTTTAATATCTAATTTAACTCGTCGATTATAAGTTTTACAAATAATATAGTCTTGTTCTATACAATATTCAGTTAATGTTTTAATCATATTATTAGTTGTTATAATTTTATCTCTCATTTCTATAAAATTACTTTCAGTAAAATAATTATCAAAAAAAGATTTAGGTTTTAAACATAATTTACTATAAGTATAAGTATCTGTTAAATTCAAAATTGTATTATTAAGTGCCATAAGTTCATTATTAGAATAATGAAAAATCATATCAGTCATAGCATCAAAAAGTGTTTGAGTTATATTTTTTCTTTCATTTAAAAAACGAACATTAAATGTTTCTTTTTTAATGACTTTTTCAATTTCTATATTATCTAAGATATGTGATATTATTTTATTTTCAATATTATTATTAATATCAGTTAAAATTCTATCAATATTTTCAATAATCCAACCAACATGTAATATAAATTGAATAATATTAATACCAGTTGAAGCAATTGATTCATATTCATTAAAGATACGAATTTTTCTACAAAATTTTTCAATAGATATAAATCTATTTGTATCAAAATCAGTAATTTCAGGATTAATAACACAATGTAAATTTAAATTAATTCTATCACGATTTGCATTTGGATTTTGTCTTAAATATTCAATATAATGAGGATTATGAAGATTTTTAGTTAAAATTTTAAGTGTTTGCCAATTAAACGATGTTTTACAATTAGTACAAAACATAACATCACAACCATCAATTTTAGTGATACCATAATTGCATTTAGGGCATTTTTTAGTATCTTTCATAAGTAATTTAGCAGTTTTAATTTTATCTGGACAACATTTGTGATTTTGATTTAAAATAATATCAAAACATTTTGAACATGTAGTTTTATTACAAATATCACAATCCCATTTATTATCTTTTAATAAACCATTACAATTATTATTTGAACAAGGATATGAATAAGTATTTTTATCAATAACCAATGTGTCAAGTAAATAATCTAATTCTTTTAATTTATTAATTTGTTCTTCATAAAGTTGATAATTAGTTTTAAGAACATTAATATAATGATTGTCATTGATTTGTTTAACGATATAATCAATACCATATTTTTTTATAATATCGGTAAAAGAAGATCTTCTAATTTGTTTATCCCAAAAATATTGATTACGTGTATAATCTAATCTAGTTAAATTAAAATAATCATAACATATTGTTGCATTTTTAATTTCAGGATTATTTTCTTCAAAAACTTCATATATATCTTTATATGTTTCCAATATTATAACAGAATTATCTAACTGTTTTAATTCTTCAATATATTTTTTATATGGAATTAATGAAAGGAACCTAAGTTCATATAATTTCTTTCTATTTTCTTTTGGTAACTTTTTATTTTTATATTGTTCAATTTTGAAAAATTCTTTTCTTTTTTCAAGTAATTTAGTTTCAACATTTTTAACTTGTGGTTCAATAAAGTTAAAATAAATTTTGTCAAAAAGTTCTGTATTAATTTTTTTTCTTAAAGTTTTTTTAGTAACACTTGCTATATCCCTTTGAATTAAAAAATTATTTTTTTTAATTATTAATTCAACTCTGGGTTGTAGTTTTTGTCTAAGTGCATATTTATTTTTAAAGAAAATATTAGAAAGATGTTCTTTATATTCTTTATTAAAAAAACTTTGAGTTAAATTATCAAATATAAATTTATCATTCCATAAGATATGACAATTCATACAACCAATGTTTTCAGAATTTGTAGTTAAAATATAAGTTTTAACACAACTTCTACATACATTGAAATTACAATTAAAACAATTTATTTTAAATCTATTTTTTTTATTATATTTTTCAATACAAACATTGCAAGTATCCATAGATAATTTATAATTTTATATTAAATCATTTTTTAATTAGATGGAAAAATAATATTTTTATGTTGATTGATTTGATGAAAAAAAAATATTAATAGTATCATAATGAACAATTGTAGATCTACAAAAAGGACATTTTAATGTATAAATAATAGTATTTTCTTGAATAGTGTATTTTTTTTCAAGTTGTTCAATACAATTAATACATAAATTATTATGACAAAATTTACATTTTTCTAATAAATCATTATTATATTGATTAAAACATAATAAACATTCCATAATAAAATAAATATAAATATATTTTTATATAATAAATGGATTTTATAAAAATAGGTAAAGATGATGATTTAACAGCAAGTGTTAAAACTTCTATAAATAAAGTGATTGATCAGTTTGAATCAGTTTATAAAAAAAATAATAATGTATTTTTACAATGGATTGAAAAATTAGAAATTGATAAAGAAGATTGTCCAGATTTAATGAATTTTAGTAAAAAAATAAAAAAAACTACAAAAACTATATCTTCAAAATATAATGTAATAATTTATTTAATTGTTAATAATATTGAATATTTTAAAAGTAATAATGTAAATTTAGATGAATTAGTTTCAAAAATAAAAACCCAATATGTAATAAATTGGAATAAAGTAAATAATAAATATATACTAGGTAATGGTGATAATAATATATCAATTAATGATATATTTAATTTAAAACCAATAGATTTAGATTATTTAGAATTATGGAAAAAAAATCCAATAATAGATCCAAATGATAATTCTGAAATAGAAGTATCTATTTTACCAAATAGTAAATATTGTATTTTATATGTTCAATTATTAAAAAAATTAATAAAAGAAAATTCAAGTTCGAGTTCAGTTGATTTAGAAAAAATAAAAAAGCAATTACCAAAAAATCATATTTATAAATTTAAATGTAATAGTTTTAAACAAACGCATATACCACAGAATTGTTTAGTTTATATTAAAAAAAATTATGGATTAATAAGTGAAGATTATGATTATTTATTTAATAAATATTTTTTTGAAAATGTAAATCTGGATAATTTATCAGATAATATGTTTAATGAATATTATTTAAAATATTTATTTTTAGATGAGTTAATGGTAAAACCTAAAAATATAAATGAAATTTTATTAAAAAATATAGAAGTATTATTAAAAAATTATATATTAGAAGTAGGTTATTATATTCCTCAGATAACTGGATTATGTGAAACATTGTATTCACCGACGCATCATTTTTTATATTATGATGAACCCGAAAAATATTTTGAAAAGTTCGGTGAATTAAATAAAAAAAGAAAAAATAAATTTGTGGAGAATAGTATTAAATTAAATGAATTTAAGTTAAAAATAATAATATGTTTATTGTTAAATAATGATACAATTAATTTAAAAGAAGTTTTAAGTAATACATTAAAATTATTAAGTAAAGATTTATTATATATAAGAGAAGGAATAAAAATGGACTGGAACTGGAGACCAACAGAAAAAGAAAAATATATTTTAGATTATTGTGATAATTTAGATATTTTAAAATTAAATTTTGAAGTAGAGAAAAAAAGTGATGATGAAATATTATATTTTATGATATCAATGTTAAATGATGTTATAAAATATTATAAAGAGTCAATATTTCATGATATAAAATATGAATATATATATCCAGATGATGTTGAGTTACCAGAAGTTCCATTACCTCCCAAAAAAATCCCACAATATTTAGAAAAATATAAATCAAGAGTATCAAAAGATAATAGTTTAAGAGATAGTAAATTAGATGTTCAGTTAGAAGAATTTAATAAAAAAATAAAATTAGAAGAATTATCTTATAAGATGAAATTAAATTTATATAAAAAGAGATATTTAACAGTGAATAAAAAATTGAAATCTATAAATTCAGAAGGAACAATAGATAAAACAGCAAGATCTTCAAGAAATAGATCTTTAAGAAGTTTTAGTAGTGAATTATTAATAGATAAATATAAGAAAAAATATCCAAATTGTGATTTAGATGATGTAGATATATTAACATATAAACCTTTTAATGAAATGACAGAAAAAGAATTAAAATATTTATCAGTGATAGAATCAGAAGTAAATGGAAAAAAAATATGTCATTGTTATGATACAGTTGCATTGTATAATTATATATTAAAGTGTAATAAAGATGGTGTAAGACCATTAAATTTAAGATTAGGTAGAACAGTATTTTTAACAGAAAAAAATTTAGAAGAAGTTTATAAAAATATAAAATTTTTTACTTATTTACCAACTTTAGAAATAAATAAAAGAACGAGTTTAATATTTGATTATGAATTCCATAAAAATAATGATACAGATTTATTGATATTTAAAAAAAAAATATCAATAAAGTTAGGTGGTTTAAATTTAAGATTAAAAGAATTTAATAATTTATTTTATAGATTAGGTTATAAAGATTTAATTTTTGATGAAGAAAAAGAATTAAATGTTTTAAATAATAAATATCCATTTATAACAGAATTTGAAGATAATAATATAGGTAATCTGAAATATATTTATTATTTTAAATATCCAGATAATATTGATTTACCAAGTAATCAAATAGCAAATGAAAAAACTAAAAAGTTATTAAAAATATTGAAAAATGGAATAGAATTTGGAAAACTTTTAAATTCTAATATTTTTCCATATAAAAAACCGACAAAACCAATATTTAAAATAAAACGAGTTCATTATTCTCAGGATAGAAGTTGTTTAACAAATCATTATAGTTTAACAAATCATTATAAGAGAAAAGAAATATTAGATACATTGATTTCTGATTTGGAAAATATATAATATTAACTATAAATAAAATATGTTAGAATTATTAATACATTTAATAGTATTAGTATTAGTAATAACATTGCATGTGGCGATGTATATGTGGACAACAGAATTAGAAAAAGAAAATTGTGATTGTAGTGATTTATGGCATAGAAACTTAATAAATATTTTTTCAATATTATTATTAATATTAATACCAGTAAATTTTTATTTAAGATATAAAAATTTTTTACCTATAAAATCATTTAATTTAGATTTGAAAACAGGATATTCAATAATAGTTGGTGGTATTGGTGTTTTTTATATGGTAATAATTTTAGATTATGTAATGAAATTAAAAGAAAAAAATTGTGAATGTAGTGAAGATTGGAAAAGAGAATATGGATATATATTTACAATAGTATATATATCAATATTATTATTAATGTTATTATTAATAATAATAATGGGAATAATAGGTGGTATATTAATAATGATGTCAAAATCTGAAAGAAAATCAGTATCAAATAAGACTATATCGAAATCTGCATCAAAATCTAAGAAATGATTAATCCAGCACTAGATGGTGTAAGATTATTACCAGGTAAATTAGTTTTACCAGTAATAGGATTAATCCAAGTTTTTTTTCCACTATATTTATGAACATAATAAATAATTCCTTCATTATTGAATATTAAATGTCTGCTTCTTCTTTCATACCATTCAGAATCAGGATTTAATCTAGGTTGTATTTCAATATCTTCAGAATTATTTTTTCTTTTACCAAGAAAAGAATTAATATTAATGTAAGAAGTATTAGAATATTTAGGTGCAGTTGGTGAATATTGAAATGTAGAGTTAAAAAATTTAGTAGTAGTAGGTGCAGTTGGTGAATATTGAAATGTAGATGTAGAGTTAAAAAATTTAGTAGTAGTAGGTGTAGTATAAACCGGTGAATATTTAGGTGCTGTAGGTTCATATTTCAATATTTCATCACTAACATCAATAGTTAAATTAGATTTAAGTTTAGGTAATTCACGATTAATACGTCTTTGATCACGTTGTTCATTAGATTCTTTAGTTTCCCATCCATATTTACCATTTTTTAATTTATGTTTTTCATCAATATTTTTATTAAAATTACAATTAATTGGAATTTCATTATCTTTAGTATGTATAAAATTACAATATGGATTACTACATTTATTTTTATTTGAATTATTAAAGAAAAATAAACATCTAGTTTTTTTTTGATTAATTGAATTAT